TGCTGTTCGCGGAGACCCATTGTACGGACGAACCGTCATCGTATTGGACGAAGAGTTGGCCGGAGTTTGAATCCCACCATAGTGGGCTTGGTACATTGCCCGGTGGCGTCGCCCCCACGAGCGCGCCTTCTCCGTCCTTCCCCGGCTCGCCTTGGGGTCCGGGCGGCCCGATCCAGCGTAACGGATCGGGCGGGCCCTCTGACGTTACATAATCGGAATATTTGAGACGATACGCCATCAGAAGTATTCTCCAACGACCCGCTCGCCGCTGGTCGGCAGCGCGACATACCGATAAATCGCGATCATTGCTTTAATCGCGTCGGCGGGATCTGTTTTGAGGCCAAACAAGGGTGCGAGGCTATCAGCTGCCAAAACAGTGTATGAATTTCCGACGGCTTCTGGAATGTCTTGGCTGGACCATCGCGCGATGCCGCGCATCGCCAGGTCGTCATGCACCGCCTGCACCGCCTGGTTGGCGTTATCGTCGGCGCTTATGACCATCGCGCCCTTGCGAACGCGCGCCTCGAGCAGCGCCACGGAGGCGGGATCTACCGCCTTACCGAAGCTCGACGCCATCTGCGCCGCCGCCAGTTTGGTAAATTCCTCGACGAATGCACGCGGCACGGCGGCGCCGTCCCACCACACCACGCCCTGGGCATCGAGCGCGGCGTGCACACTCGCCACCTTATCCAACGCCAACGCCTGATCGGACGGCAGCGGCGTTTCGTCCGAGGCGATGACGCCCAACTCGACCAACGCCATCGTCGCGATGGTGGCGACCGGGATCATCTCGGTCAGCGTCGGTGAGTCATCCAGCGGAACGACCCGAACACCGAGAAGCCTGAGCGCCTGCTGACCGAGGGTTGAGACGGAGACGGTCATCAGATCGCCCCCCGCTGCCGCATGAGCCGCACCCACTGTTGGTATCGTGGATCATTCGGGTTCGGCGCGACCTGGGTCGCGTTTATCGGCAACCAGCCAGAAACCGGATGACCGGGCGCCTGGTTCAGATTGCCGATGAGAACATCTTCCATGCCCCGATCGATGTCCGGAGCGGGCGGACGGAGCGCGTCCATGGACATATCCACGTCGGCATTGCCCCGTTGTAGCCTGTCGAGGCGACCAACCCAGGTATCAGGCGGACGTGGGGCGGGGTTCGCCATCGCGTACCCCGCCATCAGCCGATTCGTCGGCCCCAGCATTCTACTTACTGCGTGAGCGAGACGCCGCACCCGGATCGGTGATCGTCAGAGCCACCGAGGGCGGCGCGGCGGTCGAGCCCGAGGCGTTGGTGGCCGTGACAATGCACGTCGCCGCCTTACCCGCGTCCGCCGCCGTGACGGTATGGGTCGCGGAGTCAGTGCCCACCACCGCCCCGTCCACCGTCCACTGGTAGCCGTAGCTCGTCGGCTCGCCCGACCAGGTCCCTTGTGTGCAGGTCAGTGTGTCGCCCGCCTGGGTCACGGCGGGGACGGCGGTATTGACCGGGGCGGTCCCGCCTCCGCCACCTCCGCCACCTCCGCCCGTTTGGTCGCCCGTGATGATGCCCGCCGCGAGGCTGCTGATGCGCGTGGCGCGGCCCTTGGGTGCCCCCGCCGCCTCGGCCGCCCGAACAGCGCCCGCCGGATCAGGCGCCGTGGGAGGCCCGGAGGGCGCGTTCGGATCGAGGCCCAACGCCACCATGTGCGCATCATAAGCGGCCTTGTTCTCCGCCTCCGTCACGCCCGCGCCGCCCCGCGCGCCGAGCGAGCCGGCGCCGTTGTAGTCGAGGATGACCTGCGCCCCGACCGAGCCGGCCGCCATGGCCGCCATCTCCTCGGCCGTGCGCGGCGCCACCGCCACCGCGACGGGTGCCGGAGCGACGGCCCCGGTGACGGTATTCGAGCGGCCCGCGTGATCGATCGTCTCCGTGTCGCCGTGTTCCGTGGGTTTCGTTGCCATGGTGATACTCCTTATGCATCCGGCTCCGCGGCCGTCCATACCGTTACGATACCAGCGTCGACCGGTTTCGTTGTGTCAACGGTCGGGTCGGTGCCAAATCTTAGCTTACCGATGCCGCGCATCTCCTGGATGCCAACCCCATGCATGTAGTTGTAGTCACGTGTGTTCGTCGTTGACTTCATCCGTTGCGCCCAGGCAACGCCCAACGCCTGCGCGCCGCACAGGAACGACGCGGCGGTGTCCACCGTACCGCCAGCGCCCACATCGGGGACAACCGGTAGTTCCGGTACTTCACGGATGATCACGCCATTGTACATGATGTCCCCGGCCGTGAAGAGCGGATTATCGCGGCCACGATCCCACGCGTATTGCAACGCGTTGATGATCACCGGGTCCTGCATCAGGTCGCGGAATGGCAGGCTCGGCACGAACATCACGAACCATTCCTCGTCATCGTTGACCGAGATGGGCCGGATGCGCGGGGAGGCGGTGCGGGCGATGCGCTTGGCCAGTGTCACGACGGCGGCGGTCAGCTTGTCGGCGGTGTTATCGATCGTGGTCAGGGCCGTCGCGAAGACGCCGGATACCGCGTTCACCTTGCTGTTGCCGAAAAGGACACGATCGGCGTTATTGACCAGCCAGGTATTACGCTGGCCGGCGGTCGCGGCGGTGTACGACACCTGGACGTTGCCGTCAGCTGTTATCGCCCCGAGGCTGGTGATGATGTCGTTCCGCATCTTCTCCAGCTCCCAGACCATCAGGGCTTCCCTGGCGGCCTCGCGGAGATCGATCACGCTCTTCTGTTCGTCCCAGTCCGACACCGCCACGGCATGGCGGAACGCGGACACGACGAGGTTCAGGGACCGGGCGTTGAGTATTTCCTCATTGCCCTCCAATACGGTGTTTCCGGTTACGCCGGCGCCCACGAGGCGACGGACGGTCGGGAACACCACGGTATCCCCGGCCTTGCGGGTCAGATCCTCGCGGACCTGGATCATCGACCCCATCTGGGTGCCCATGTACCTGGCAAATTGATTCTTCCTGACATACTCAGTAAAGAAGTCAGAATCCCAGATAAGCGGAGTAAGTCCGGCTCTCGCCGGAGTAACGTTCATGTCTGCCAAGACTATGTTCCTAGGTCACGAGTTGATGAAAACTCGCTTTCTCTCGGTTCGGTGCAGTGGTATTCATATGGCCATGCCAAAAAGGCCCGCCGTTCCACGCCACGAACTCACCGCCGAGATGGTCCGGCGCGCTTTGGACTACGACCCGGTGACCGGGTTGCTGTCCTGGCGACACCGCGACGACGTGTTGCCGCGTGTAAACAAACGCCTTGCTGGCAAGCCGGCGGGCTGCCCTGATGGTCAGTACGGCTACCTGTCGGTAAGGCTCCATGATTGTCCGTATCAGGCGCATCGCCTGATCTGGCTGCACGTCACGGGAGAGTGGCCCGCCGATATCCTCGACCACGTTGACGGAAATCCGTTGAACAACGTCTGGAGCAATCTGCGGCCAGCCACGCGAGCGGAGAACAACCGAAACCGACGGACACGCCGAGAGGATGGACGCCTGAAAGGCACACTTCCAGCCTCCAGGGGGCGTTGGAGGGCCGTGATCATGCTGGGCCGTGAGAACCATAACCTTGGCACCTTCAGCACCCAGGAGGAGGCACACGCGACCTACATCGAGGCCGCGAAACGTCTTCATGGGGGCTTCGCTCGGTTCGATTGATGGGGACGTGGGCGGACGCCCGGATAAAGCCCGGCGACGGCTCAACGCCCGATCAGTCCCCCGGCGACGGGGTCACACCGCTTAATCGGACCCGGTGGGGGTCCAACGCCCGAACTCGTCCCGGCGACGGACTGCCTTTGCTTCCGCGATAGCGCGCCCGATTGTGCCCGGCGACGGCGGCGGTTGCTCCGGCTCGACCACGTCATCGCTGACAGTGGCCAGGATCAGTTTAGCATCGGCGAGGGAAGCAACGATAGTGGCCCGCTTTTCCGCCTCACTCTCGGGCATCCTGCGCTGGAGGCGCGCGGCGAACATAATAGCCGTCATGATTGCGAGGTCGGTCATCTGATCCGGCCCGGTGGCCCAAAACAGAGAAAAACGTCATAGAGGAAGTAAATCAGGAACACGATCACGATGACGGCGACGATGATACGCAGCACCCGCATCACAAGATCCCCGGCCCAGCCGAGCCAACCCAGCACGATCGGCAGGATGAGCA